TACCAGCAGCATCGATTTCTGATGTGATTCCAGCAGTTCCTACTTGTCTACCCTTCCAAAGAGCCTGTGCGCTAATGTTAGCAATATAAATCTGTCCACCGTTGCTTACACTAAATCCAGCATTAGTAGATGTCTCGTTGATACCACCACCAGGAAATTCAGCAATAGGATATGTACTAAAACCGTATGGTACATACATTGATCCACCAAAGACAGCTTCAGTAACCATCTGACCAGGAGTTATCTGATCTGCCGTTTTAATAATAAAACTACCTGATGCAGAATGTAACTCGTCATTAACTTCGAGATCTCCTAAAACTGTCGCACCTGTAAGATTAGTTCCAATTTTTTTAGCACCGTCATAGTAAAGTTCGACAGGACCATCTTTGAGAGCTGTGAGATACAGTTCACTAGTATCAGTCTTTGATCTGATCTGCAAAGCATCAGAATCAATGAATGATGTTAGGACACCTACAGATCCATCGTAGTAAATTTTTAGGTCAGCATCATCACCAAAGTTTGCTGCTACATTATCAGAAAAGGTAGGACTGCTATTGAATGTTGCAATGCCGTCAAAGTCTACAGTGCTTTGGAATGTTACATCACTAGAGAATGTTTTACTCCCACCAAATGTTTTCGTGCCCTCGACCGCATTATCGAGATCAGATGCAATTAAGTTAATCTCTTGACGCTGCTGTTCCAGCGTATGCGCCTTTGGTACGTTACGTAGTGTCATTTGATTAACTGCTTAAGGAGGGACTTGATTTCGGACATTTCTTCCTTCAAAGTATTTAGATCATCCTGCACATTTCGGAACTCTTCTGCGAGTCTCTTTTTTGGTTTGGGTGCCGTGTTGATAATGGCACCCGTATTCATGTCTCGGACAAGTCCTTCTTGACCTTCGACTTGCAAATATTCAGATAGTTTCATATTAGAAAGAAGCAACAGTTCTCATGTCCTGAATCTTGGGAACATAAGAAGGATTATCAGACTTCATAACAATCTTAATAGCGAAGGATGAGAAGTCTGGGATATCAGATACTGTGAATGACAATTCTTGATATGCGCTTTGAGATTCATATTGACCAGAAATGCTATTCTGTGCCGTAGCGATTACATCATTGTCAGAAGAACCATCTTCATTGAAGTAGGTCCAACTAATATCATCAAATTTTTGTTGCGATGCTTCTGGTTTTGTCTTATACAGAACTTGGATATTGTTAACATCCGTTGCGTTGACTGTAAGTTTGGTGGACAGAGAAGCAGCAGAACTTGCTAGAGAGATCTCTTTAGTTACATACTTCGCAACAGCAGACGTGTTGACAGATCCATTTTCTGCAACAAAGTCAATGCCATTTCCAAATTCCATCGCCTTGATTTCAGAGAACTTGGATGTCTCGAAAGAAGCACCGTCAAAATCAATTAGATCTCCAACTCTGAATACATCAGATGTTTGTAGACTTGTGGTTGCAGTTCTAGCAAAGTCACTGCCTAATGTGATTTCACTAGTATAGTCACCATTAATAGGTCTCTTATCATTCTCAAGAGTCAGTGTCTTGGTATTGGAATCCCAGAAGATTACTTTTCCACTGACTTTGTTGTCATACTTCTCGGTTCTTGCCGAAGGGTTGAATGCAGTAACGGTTGAACCAACTACGAAGTTTGGAAGTTGATTGAAGATACCATCATTTGTGATTGTAACTGTGATACCGTCTAGTTCACCACCACTGGCAGACTGTGTACTGAAGTATAAAGTTTCGCCCAAAGTAAAGTTTACAGAGTTTTTAATTTTGACAAAGATGTCATTGTCACGAACTCGTAAGACTTCAGATTCTGCACCAGAAGTTACGCCAGTGACATTCTGGTTGATGACGATAGGAACAAGGTTCCCCCCAACTTCATTTCCTTGAATAGTAAATTTGTATACAGGGAATATTTGAATTTTCTGATATCTCTTGCCATATCTATCTTCCTTTCCATAAGAGTTTTCAACTCTGTTGGTAACAGTTTTTGCAGAAGCAGATCTTAAATCAACTACTGGGGAGAGATAGGATTGATCAGACTTTAATGTCATCTTGTACATTAAAGATGCATCCATGTTATTGAGACTTTCGTTGATTGGTGATGCAATCATCTTCTGGTTCAAGAAGTATTGCTCTTCATTCAGGAAAGTTGTTTCATAATCCGTCATGGAATATGAAGTGTAGTTATTAGTGTCAGAGTCAACAGGAATAACATTGGTAGTCTTGACCATGCTGTCGATGGAAGTTCCACTTACCTGTAGATATGGAATCTGTGCATAAAGTTTTTCGTACTTTCTGTTGTAGGATGCAAGAACTGCATCACCACCAAAGAATCCAGTATCTGATGCTCTAGATGGTCCAACGATATTGTAAGAGTCAATGCCTGCATTAGAAACTTGGAATAGGGTGGACTCTAGTTCGATGGCATCATATCCAGCGAAATCAGGCAGTCCTCTGAAGAATACTTTAGAATCTCCACCTTGTTCAAATCCATTGTCTCTATGATATACCTTAATGATACTGCTGTTGTTTTTGAACAGAGGAGAAGTTGCTGTGCTGTTAGCAAGAGCATATGTCTCAAGTGGATCTGATAGTAGTTTTTCGTATCCCAGATCCTCGTTCTTGATAACCAGTTCGCCATTTCTAGAAGTGTCGAATTCTGCTCTGTATAGAGTGAATTTAATATCTTCAAACAGATCTTCTTCCCAGTTAGCAGTATTTTGAGACTTGAATAGAGATCCAAGGAGAGGTTGTGCATTGACAACCAGACCAGAAGAAATATCTTCCTCTCCCAACTTGGAAGACCATAGTTTGTATTCAACAGCATCACACTCAATATTGAGTGCATACTCGGTATCATTCTGTAGATAAACAGGATACTCGAAGTTGAAACGTGTGGGTGTGGTGGATCTGATTCCACCTTCAGGATCGATTGCAACACCCATTCTTACAGCAGGTTCATCGACCTCGATTTCAGACTCGATAACAGCACCGTTATTACCAGCACCAGTTCCTCTGATAACAACAGATGGTGCTTCGGTGTATCCTCTACCAGCAAGACTTACTTCACTGAAGAATAGTTGACCACCAGATACTTTGACAGATCCAGTAGCATTGCTTCCACCAGGTAGCTGTGGACTCTCGATAGTGATGGTTGCACTCTCATATCCAGATCCCAGATTAGTAATATTCAGTTTGGATACGCGACCAGAATCTTTAGCAATCTTCAGACCTACTGTAGCATTGTTAGCATTATTGTATGCAGTAACTGTGCCGATGGTTAGATCTTCATTTGGTAAGAAGTCTCTTCCATTGTGATTACTCAAGATGAACGTATAAGTCTGCTCATTTGTTAGAGAAATCTCACCATTGCTGGAAGGGGTAACTTCAAAGTTGTTTCTATCCAAAACTTTGGTGATAGGTCCTTTAGCAAGACTTCTGTTGCCAGTGATGTCTTCATCCTTCTGAATAGTGATGTTTCCAGAAGAATATACCTTGAGGAAAGTATCTGGATAAAGGGTCTTGATAGAACCAGGAAGGATGTACTTACCAGGTTTGTCTGATTCTACGTTAGAGAGATACACTCTCAATGGAACAGTAGAACTCTTCTCGGAGAAGAACAGGTCAACGCCTGTTGCAAACATACCACCCTCAAAGCTTTCGACTTTGAAAGTCTGTGCCATTGGGTTGGGTCTTTCTTTATTCTCTGTGTTGCTATCAATCTCCTGAACACCTTCATTTGCTTTGAAGATCGCAGGGGTTGTAGAGATAATAGAAGAAGGATTCTCTGGAAGAATACCAGTTGCATAGAACTTAACTTCTGCGAAAGAACTTACTCCATCAACATCAGTGATGGGAGCATCAGACATACTAGAAGTAAATCTAATCGTCTTGATACCAGTAGTAAAGTAAATCTCTTCAGCAGTATCATCATACTGCATGGTGTCGATATTTCCAGTCCAGAAAGAATTTTCTGCTGGTGCATAACCCGATGGAATTAAGATAATGCCACTAGCATTACCATATTCATCTGTAGTAATACTAGTACCAAATGTAGTAGGAGAGTTCGCAGCAATACCAGTAAATCTTGAGTCTGGGTTGATCCATCTAGCGATGTTTCTACCTTCCATGAAGACATGCAGTTTTGTCTTGGGTTTCATACGCCTTACGACATACTTAACAGGAACAGATCTAGCATAGAACTTCAGTGCATTTGATACGTTAGTACCATTGATAGTCTTGTATCCAACACCCTTCGCAATCTCGTTGTTCTGTGGACTGACGTTAGATGAAGATGAAATGGATGCACTGCTTACAGTAGACTCTGCAGATCTTCCATTGTTTTCTGCAAAACTCTTCAGGTTGTAGAAGGTCTTGTTAACACCAACCCAGTTGATTACAAAAGAGTTGTAGATACTGGAGAATGCTACTCTTGCATCTTGCTTTGCCAAGAAGACCGAGAACAAATTAGTATTGTTTTCAGTAACCAGAGGTGCTACAAAACTGT